TCCACCTCCAGGAGCGCATGGAGACGGAGGCGCTCGCCGACCCCGAGGACTCCTTCCCGCGGGTCCAGCCGGGCGAGCTCGTCGAGCGGTTCGCCGAGTGGTTCCGGGGCGTCCTCGAGGACGAACTCCTGGAGCCGCTCCCGATGGACGAGGTCGAGGGCGGCGAGCACTGGACGGGCGAGTTCCTCCGGAACGGCTACCTCCGGGCGTGGCAGCAGGCGACCGGCCGCCTCCAGGAGGAGGGCGTCGACGTCGCGACGGACTCCATCGAGGCGGTCATCCAGCTGCCCGTTCCCCGGCGCCAGCTGCGGGACCTCTACCGGCGGGCGTACTCGAACCTCGAGGACATCACGTCCTCGATGGCGCAGACCGTCCGGGAGGAGCTCACCGAGGGGCTCGCTGCGGGCGAGAACCCGCGGGACATGGCGCGCCGGCTGAACGAGGAGCTGGAGGACATCACGCACAGCCGGCTGCGGACGCTCGCCCGCACGGAGGTCATCAACTCGCACACGACGGCGACGCTCGACCGGTACGAGCGCGCCGGCGCCGACACCGTCCAGCACGGCGAGTGGGCGGACGCCGACGACGATGACGTCTGCCCGATCTGCTCGGCGCTGGACGGCCGCGAGTACTCGATCGACGAGATGCGGTCGGGGACGTTCACGTTCGAGCCCGGCGCCGACCAGCCGGACTACCTCGGCGGGGAGTACCCGATCCGTCCGCCAGCTCACCCGAACTGCAGATGCTCGATTTTGCCGGTAATTACGTAACCATGCCCACGACAGCAACCACTCCGAGCCGCACCGCTCACCTCGCGGACTCCGACCGCGAGAAGTACGACCACATCGTCCACGGCGTCGCCCACGGCGAGGACGAACTCACGCGGGGCCTGAAAGGCCCGAAGTACTGGCCGGCCGCCGAGCTCGAGACCGCGGCGCCGACCCTCGAGGGCCAGGCCGTCTACAAGATCCACGGCGACGGCGACCGCGAGGAGATCGGCGCCGTGCTCCGGTCGGCGTACGAGCCCGGCCTGGGCGTCGTCTACGAGGCCGGCCTGAACGACGCCGGTATCGCGGAGGAGCTCTCCTCGGGCCAGCGCGAGGTCTCCATCGAGGCCGGCAACCCCCGGGACGTCGACCAGCACGCGGAGACCGGCGCCGCGATCATGCGGGACTACGAGTACACGGGCCTCGCGACGCCGAAGTCCGGCGCCAGCCAGGCGAACTACACGGCGTCGGGGCGGGCTGACGGGAACCCGGCGGTGGCGGCGCTGTCCGCGGGCGCCCTCGAGGGCGTCCTGGACGGCGACGTCGACGTCGAGGCCGCCCTGAACTCCTACCGCTCCGCCGGCGGCGTCCGGTTCCGGGGGACGCGGTCGGGGAAGCTCGACCGGTCGGCGCTCCCCTCCGATGGGTTCGAGCAGTACTTCCTGGTCGACCGCGACACGAAATCGGCCTCGTCGTACCCGGTAGTCGACTCGGATGGCTACCTGCGGCGGGGCAACGTCGCTGCGGCCTACTCGGTCGGCCCGCGCGGAGGGATCTCCCGCGAGGAGCTGTACGAGAAGCTCCGCGCGCTGAACGACGCCTTCCGGACGCCGCCGATCGACCCCGAGAAGCTCGAGACGACCGACCAGACGGAAGCAGAGATGGCGGCGCTAGCCGACGATCTTGATGCTCGCGCAGTGCTGGCGGCGACCGCGGATGTTCCCAGGCCCGATGACCCGTCGGGCGAGGTCCTGGGCGACGATTCTACGGAGACAAACATGACTGACGACAACGACCCAACCCACGATATTGAGGCGCTCCTCGAGCGCGTCGACGAGAAGGACGAAGAGATCGAATCCCTCGAAGCAGACCTCGAAGCGAAAGAGGACGAACTCGAGGAGAAGGAAGACGAGATCGCCGAACTCGAAGACGAGGCAGAGGACCTTCGGGAGCAGAACGAGGCGGCCCGCGAACAGTACGCCGCTGCCCTCGCGGAAGCGGACACCGTCTTCGACGAGGACGAACTCGCCGAGCGGTACACGCTGGCCGAACTGTCCGAGAAGGTCGACGAGGCCGACTTCTCCGCCGGCGACGGCGGCAGTGATCCCGTCATCCGCTCGGGTGGCGGCTCCGACGTCGAGGCGAACCTCTCCGCGGCTGAGCAGGAGCGCAAGGCCGAACTCGAGGACCGTCTGGGCGACCTCGAAGACAAGGACGGCGCTCTCGCAGAGCGCGAGGAGGAACGCGTGCGTGCTGAACTCGAGGAGATCACGGGAGGTGAAGCATGAGTCTGAACCCCGGGCAGTCGCACAAGGGCGACGCCCAGCACACCGAGACCCGAACCGCTGCAGAAGCACTCTCGGCCGGCGACGCCGTCGCACTCGACGCGAACGACGAACTCGTCACGGCCGACGACACGACCGACACGACCGTCTACGGCATCGTCGGCTACAACGACGGCGACGGCTACGAGTCCGGCGACAACGTCCTGGTCACCTACAGCGGCCCCGTCGTCGCGAACGTCGCGGGCGGCGTCGCCGGCGGCGTCGAACTGGGCGCGTCGGCAACGGAGGGCCAGCTCGCTAGCGGCACCTCCGCGAAGGGAATCATGACGATGTACGCCGAGGGCGCAGCGCCGAGCGGTATCCCCGACATCCCGGCTGGCTACGCTCACGTCGACGTGTGAGCTCGAGCAGCAACTAACCACCACCATTCTACAGAGATAACAAATGGCACTTCCTAACGTCAACCAGATCGTCGACCCGACCACCGTCCGCGAAGTCGCTGCGGAACGCGTTGAAGCACAGACCGTCGTCCGTGAGTTCTTCATGGACGAGACGGTGCCTGACGGCGCCGGCGAAGAGTACGAGATCCCGGTCCCAGCCGAGGAACTCGGCCTGCCCGAAGAGGTCGAGCCCGGCGCGGACACCACCTACGACCGCGAAGAGTACGGTCGCCCTGTGGTCTCTCGGCAGATCTTCAAGAAGGGCTCGAAGATCCCCGAGGAAGACATCAACGACAACGTGTTCGACCTCGTCCAGGACCACACCGAAGGCCACGCGAAGAACATGTCCAAGAAGCTCGACCGAGCCGCGTTCTCGGTTCTCGACGCTGCCGCCCCGGCAGGGGAAGCAGTCGGCGACGACGACGGAACGCTGAGCTTCACGGACATCAACGCCGGCGCGACCGAACTCGCCCAGCGCGGCGAAGACGGTTTCACGGCCAACATGGCGCTGGTCGGCCCGTCCGGCAAAGAGTCGCTGATCAACTACCTGGCTGAGCGCGGTACCGATCTCGGTGACGAGGCTGTCCAGAACGGAGAGCTCGGCGAGTTCGCCGGCATCCGGTTCATGTTCAGCAACAACGTCTCGATCGGCGGTAACGACGCCATCCTCGTCGACACCGACGAGTTCGGGTACGAGGGCGAGTGGCAGGGCGTCGACACCGACCAGGCCACCGACTTCGACGCCGACGCCATCAAGATGAAGATCAAGGCCGCGTACGGCTGGACCGACAAGCACTCCGAGGCCGCCGTCCGGGTCCAGGGCTGATCGTCCATGACTCACGAGCTTCAGCTCACGACCGACCAGGAGGACGTCACGCTGGCCCTCGGCCAGCATCCTGACGGCGTCCTCGAGTTCGAGGGCGGGACCGCCGCCGTCGACGACGAGTCGGTCGCGAGAGTCATCGACGACACCTACCCGAACATCGAGTACGTCGACGGCGACGCCGGCGCCGGCGCCGACGCGACCTCCGGGGACGACCAGGAGGACGACGACGTCGTCGCCGAGCCGCCGTTCGACCCGACCGAGAAGACGGTCGGCGAACTCGAGGAGCTCCTCGACGAGGGCGACTACTCGGCCGCCGAGCTCGACGCGATCGCCGCGGCGGAGGAGGCCGGCGAGGACCGGTCGACCGCACAGGACGCAATCGACGCGGCCCGCGAGTAGTGACCCATGAGCTACGAGGACGAATCGGACCTCAAGTACATCAACGAGCTCGCCGAGATCCCGCTCACGGGCCCGGACCTCTGGGAGGGCGACACCGAGTCGAAGCTGGACGCGGCCGAGATGGCCGAGAGCAAGCTCGAGGCGGACGTCAACGACGGCGACGTCATCGGCGATCCGTCGCCGCTCCACGCGCGAGCGGCCAACGCCTACGCCAGCTACATCCTCTTCATCGGTCCCGAGCACCCGGAAGACGCGCTGTCGGGCGAGATGTACGGCGGCGCTGGCTCGGACACCATGGAGTTCGCTCGCGAAGTCCATGAGGTCTACCGGTCACTTCGGTCGAGTATCGAGACGTCCGAGGAGGACGAGAGTAGCGACAGTAGCGACCTGATCTTCTCGGCATGACCTCGTTCGACGGCTTCGACGA